GGCATATCAACATGGGTAGCGGGGCTTAAAACTCCAGCTACTGCCAGGGTGCTATCTAATGTAGCAGCGCCCGTGACATCTACAGTGCCAGCAAAGTCCACGTTAGCACCAGAAAATGTAGCCGCTGTGGTAGTGCCTGACTTTATGATCAGGTTGCCGCCAGTGTTGGTTAAGGATCCAAAGGTAGCGGAACCGTCCTGTAGAAATATGTCACCGCCGTCAGCGTTTAAAAGTATATCGCCAGCAACGTCAATTGTTAGGTCACCGCTGGAGAGATCAATCTCTGTTCCATCGATGGTTATGTTATCTACGACCACGCCAGCATTTGAAGTTATAGCTCCAGTGAATGCACTAGTGCCAGCGACTGCAAGCGTTCCAGCGGTAGCTACGTTTCCTGAAGTATCGGCCACAGTGAACTTGTTTGTGTCCATCGCTAGGCCACCGTTAAGGGCAGTAGCTCCTGTGATCGTCAGCGTTCCTGCGCCTGCGATATTGCCTGAAGTATTCGCAACCGTGAACTTGTTCGAGTCCATCGTCAGACCGCCATTCAAAGCGGTTACACCTGTAACGGTAAGCGTATCATTAAGCGCCGTAGCCCCTGTCAGAGTTAGGGTTCCACCTACAGCTACGTTACCGGCGGCGGAAATTCCCGCACTCAGGAATAAATTCTTGAATCTGACGGTATTAGAACCAAGGTCTACGTTATTCGTTCCGTTTGGGAGTATGTTAGCATTGTTTGATTGGACCTGCACAAGCTCACGCCATACCGCCGATCCAGAACTATTTCCTACACAGATGTATACACGACCAGTACTGGTATTCTCCCACAAAGATCCGGGAGCAAACCCATCTGCAGAGTCATCTCCCACGCCAGGGTTTGAGGTATTCGTAAAGATAGACTTACCGCCTGAGCCACCGTTAGCTGCGGGTAAAAAACCAGTCACAGAAGTTGCTAGGGGTATTTTCGTGCCGTTGCCTGTGCCGCCAGTGTGAGTGTGACCTGAAGTGGCATGGAATGCAGCTAGTAGCTGGTTAAATTCAGCGTTGAGTGGCGCAGCGGTAATGGCTGTTCCGTTAACAATACTACCTGTAGATTGTCTTGTGTAACCTGCCATTATCTTCTCCCTGCGGCACTAAATTCAAAGACTAAACCTTGAATTGAGAATGGTTCTGATTGCCCGTCTGTCACGAAGGTGGCTCTACAACTAAAGCCAGATCCTTGAATATCTGAGGTCATCACTGGTTTAGATGCACCGCCGTAGACGATGTTCGTGCCATTGTAAGTAACGCCTCGACCTGCATATGTTGTGGGCGCTCCTAATGTAGCCTGAGTGTAGGTGTTGGGAACAGATGTTTCGTAATCTCCCCAATCGAAATCTACCGCCAAGTTCATCTCGAAGGGGCCTTCTGCCCTCACAAATGTGTTAATCTTGCGTAGCTCTTTTCGCTGCTCTGTCTCACCAAAATCAAGGTATGGGGTGGAATACACTGAGATGATGTTTGCACCATTAAAACTAGTGCCGTTGTCTTGCTTATAGACCTTGCCATCATGGTCACCATGCAAAATTACCTCAGTTGTACCAACGTAGTCTGACGTGCAACATGAGGCTCTAATGCCTAATAGTTGACCGAACTCCCATGCAATAGACCCACTTGAATTAGTTAGTCCTCCAATAATACCTACGCTCTCACCAGGTACTTGAAGTGCATTTCCTACCGTAGAGGTAACGAAGTAACGCACTTGAGATTTAGATCTGATAACCACACCAGTAAGCTCAGACATATCCTCATTTTGGATAAGATCGACCAGGGTTGTTTGAATGGATTTGGATAATGTCTCTAATTCTACATCTCCGATTCTGGAAGTTCCGGCAACCGGACGCAGACCTGATGGGCTTAGGAACATAAGATCCCCGCCAATCTCTAGGACGCTATCCCTAGCCACACAGCCAATGTTTGTTGTGACGTTTTCTAAAGAAAAAGCTCCAGCGGAACTTACATTTATCTTCTTTATATTGTTGCTTCCAAAAACATATATGTTGTCTCTAAAGGGTTTAATCTGAACAACATCAAATCCTGCTGCTATCTGCCCAGCACCAGCCGCTGCGGTCCAAGTATATGGATCATTTGGTGCGCTGTGTGCTATTGCAGCCCGTGTGGCTTCATGCCCACCGAGGAAGAGATGGTTTTCAAAAACATCAACAAGGGCAGGAGCATTTAGTGCTTTTGCGCCGCCGCCAGTTCCGGCCCCAGAGTTGTGGCTGCTGCCTGCGGTGTATCCGCCATCGTTTCCACTTTTTAATTCTTCCCAGTGTGCGCCATCGAAAATAATAGCTTCATTGACGCCGTCTACAAAACAAATCTTATTGCCTGTGCCAAAGTTAAACTGAACGTGGCGAAGACGCTGAACTGTAAGGCTGTTGGCGGTCATTGCCCGTGAGGCAGAGTGGTCAAGCGTGTACTTTCGCCAGCCAATATCAGCGGTGTGGAAATAGAAAGAGTAGGTAGCCGCACCCGCATCTTTTCGTGCTGCTATGACTGTATGCCCACCTGTTACATCATTCTTAAATATTGCTATGCCAAGGACTTTACCATCGCCTGTCACTGAACCATCAACAGTCACTGTGCCATAATCAGAATCGTATTCGCTGAAGCCTGGAATGCGGCGATAACCACCAAACAAGCTAGGTTCGTAGTTTAGTAAACGTGTTGCTGCACCTGGGCCATTGTCCGACAAATCTAAATGATTTTCGTTGGAATTTAGGCCACCAGCACACAGAAGCTTAAAGCTTTGAATTTGATCAGGCATTAAAAGCTGATCCTCGTATCTCGAATGCTGGAGTAGTTGTTTATGTACAAAGACTGTAGGTTTTTAACGCCTTGCTCATAAGCAGCAAAAGCCGCTTGGGCGGCTTCCATGTTAGATTTAAACACATACATATGATAGAGCGCACCATCAATTAATACGGTGTCGTAAGACTCAGGAATGCGGGTGACATCATCAAAATTGGTAATGTCAGAGAAATTAAGGAAGTAGCGAAACTTTAGGGTATACGCTTTGTTTGGAGAGGGGCTTACACCGTAACCATTACCATGAGAGGGGAAGATAAACCGGGGCAGGGAAGTACCCGCTGACCCCGCCGTAGCGTCTATGTCACGATACTTTGAGTAATACTCATCTCTCTCAATAAACTTGAGGGTGGTAAAGCCAGCGCCTAAAGTAGCGTCTGCTTGAATCTGAAAGGAGTTCCAATCCGCTATTTTATAAAACGTGGGCCAGATGTATTCTTCTTGACCGACAATTAGTGTGTCAGTTTCTTCAGCGGCATTGAAAGGCCACTCAAATTCCATTTGGTTAATCTTTGCGACTGCAGCTTTTACTGCGTCTTTAATCACAGACTGAACACCCGTAGCGGATGCAAAATCACTATCCACGATCTCAACTTCATTGAGCCGTCTGGCAACTTGATTACATAAACTAATATATGTGCTTGGCATGACTAACCTTTAAATAAAGTAATGGGGCCAGCGGTGAAGCCAGCCCCAAGATAGTTTATGCTAGGAAGTCACGAGACACTTCATTCGCATCATATGAACCTGGGTTGTCGATATTCATCAACACAGCCCACACACGGAGCTTACCGCCTGTTGGTGCTGTTCCAGCAGCCTGGAGTTCTAGGTCCAAAGTAGTAACGGTAGAACCGATTACGTTTGGATAAACACCAGGGATCATTGTTGCGTAAGAGCCGACCGCCATAGCGTCCGTATCCATAGCCGCCACAAACTCATCAACGTCAGCCGCAATACCGCCAGTAGAGGCAGCAGTGATACCGAGGTTAAAAGTTGTGTCGTTTGACTCGCCGGTCAGTAGGGCTTCAACTTCAAAGCCTGCTGCCATAATTAGCGTGTCTTTTGGAAGTGTGAAAATCTTTAAGATATCGTTTGCAGCAAGTGCTGCAGCGTTAGTAAGATTTTCAACAGCAACGTCAATTGTGTTGCTGATTAAGTAGCAGCCTGGAGCCGAAGGGCGGTGAACTGCTTGTAGTGAACTTGAGTAAGTAGCCATTTAGTTGTCCTCCCTTATGCTGCGTTAAATTTGGCTGTTACGATTGCTTCTGGCCGAAGGATCTTGCGACCATAATTGTGCATGCCCCTACAGATATCTGCAAAGCTGTCTGGATCACGATAGACTTCCGTCTTGTTGATCTGTTCAGCAGTTGCAAAAGCAGAGTTATGACCAGCGACACATACAGAAAAATCAGTGTCCTGGTTAGCCGTACCGCTTTTTCCACTACCGCCGCCGACGCTTGGAAGATTCGATGAGGTATATACTTTGAAGCCATGAAAAGACTTCAAAACTAAACCATTACGAAGACCACCAGATTCACCGAAGTCACTGTTAAATAACCGAGAATCTTCGTCACGCAGGATTTCCATAAATACAGGATCTACTACGAGCCAACGACCTTGTGTGTCCACTTGCTGCTGGTCAAGAAGACGAGCCATCCGTGCGACAACCATTGCTGGTGAAGCAGTTGCAGTTGGTAGTGCAGTTGCACCTGGAAGACGTGCTGCTAACGGGATCGAATGATCGCCAGCAGAACTTGTAGTGATATTCCCAAATGAATCTTTCCGGAGCTTCATGCTTGTTAGCAATTCATCCGTCCCGGCGGTAGAAACTGCAACTGTGCCATTTACGACATCGTTAACAGTGTCAGCCGATTCGTGGATTGTTGACTGCTTATAGCCAGCCAAATAACCCAAGCAGTCTTGGTCATACTGATCCGCTAGGCGATAAGCCGCACGGTCTGTAGCTAACTGCATAAAGTTTACATGCCATGTCTTCAGTAGGTTTCGCTAATTACCTACCCGTTCTCTAATGAACTGCTGCATATTACTATGCAGAGGAGATCATATCATCACCCTAGTATCTTCTAGGGGTTAGCCGCTTCGAGCCGCTTGGCTCTACTCCCTTTCGGGATGATCGTTGGACGTTCCTATTTCTAGGCTTCGCTGCTGATTGCCCTTGCCATTACGCATTAGGGGGTCCCAGCAATTCAACTAATTTTTCGATAGGGATTACTCCCTAAAGCTCCCATTATATTAAGAGTGTGCTTCTTCAATGTCGTCCATCTTACCTTAATCTTCAGTAGATTACGCTAATTATCTACTCGTTCTCTTATGAACTGCTGCATGTTTCCATGCAGAGGAGACTATATCATCACCCTAAATTTAGGGGCTAGGCGCTTCCACCCGCTTGGGTGTACTTTCTTGCGAAATAGTCGTTGAACCTTCCTCTTTTGAGGCTTGGCTGCTGATTGTCTCATAGAGATGTCCCAGCAATTCACAGAGTTATTCGAAGTAGATTGCTCTACTAAGCCGCCAAATTAACGGTATCACCTTGGGATGCAATTTCCCCAAAGTAGTCAGAGTTCGTTATATCACCTGTTACGGTAGATTTTCTGAACGCTAGTTGGACTTTTTTCGAATAAATTACACTCGAAAAATTGCCGTTGGGCAGGTTGCCGTAACCTGCTGCTTTTGGAAATGCCATTGTTGTACTCCTTGTGAGATGGCTAGGCCGAAGCCTGAACAAACACGGAAGAGGACAATTAAGTGGCAGTGATATATGAGGGTGCGTAAAACAATTTAGTTGCAGCTAAAAAGTAAACGGGCCTCACCACACTGGTGGACAAAACGTCTATATTCTTCTGTAAAAAAAACAGAGTTAGAGGTAGACCATAAAGGTGGCTCTATTCTGATATTGAGAAATTAGGTTCTCAGAAGATATGTCTTTTAAGGACGTATCATTAAAGAACCGTTAGAGGCAGGTATTTGCCCCCTGCCTCATACATTTATTATAACATTAGTTAAGTGTCATTGCAACACCCTATCTTGCGCCACCAGAAAGGTCATAACTAAATGTTCCATTTTGCATAGCTTCTTGTATAGCGTCTTCATGCTTACTAAATTCTTGCATACTCATTTGTTCTACTTGGCTTTCAGAGAATGTATCTCGACCACCAGAAGTTGGCGCAGAAGTTGAAGTTCTACCTACTGCATGTGCTGCTGATTTTGACTTAGTTTTCGTATTAGATTTACTCATATCATATTTATATAAGTCAATAGCACGAGAAGCTGATCTAGCATCAGAATTGTTTTTATACAGAGCATTTTGGGTATCAATAGTTTGCTCTGATACCCAATCATGAAAATCTTGATTTAACCTAATTTCACCAAAGTCAGGATGCATCTTCAGAAGTTCTTGTTCAGCTTCTTTTTTAGTAAGCTTAGTTTCTAACTGGCGTAATCCTTCCATACGCTTCTCGCCCTCTTCAAGTGCTTCATTAGCTCTCTTACGTGCGATGCTATCCACAATCTTTGCTACATCAGGATATTTTTTAGACCAGACTTCAATCTCTTCATCTGTCTTAGGAAACTTGATCTGACCTTTTGCAGCCTGATCTAATTGAGCTTTAATTTGCTGAAGCTCTTGATCCTTTTGTTGTATTTGGTTTTGGGAGTGTCGTCGGAGATCACCATATCGTTTTTTATATGTTGTATCTTCGCCTTGAACTACTTCAGCCTCTTTTGCAGGATTTTGAGCTTCAAACTCTTCTGCATAAGATAGACCATTGTCTTCTTCTTCTAGTCTTCGATATTTTGCCATTATTGCCTCATGGGGGTCGCATAAAGCGAGTAGCCCTTAATTAGGATATAAATGCGAAATTCTTTTTCTGCATTACACCTGGTAAGTTAGATGTGCGTGGGTAGCTCTCCTCAACTTCCTCATCATCATCTAATTTGTCGTCTACTTTTACAGCAGCGACTTCGACTTCGATCTCCTCTTCAGGAGTATCGCCTTGAACTACTTCAGCCTCTTCAGGTTCTGAAGCATCTTCCTCATCTGTGTATTGGATCAGCCCAGTATCATACATGCTCATCAAGCCCATCTCAGCTTCTGATTGCATACCCATGATATATTTTAGACCGTGCCATTTAACTACGTTTGCAGGGAGTACATACTCACCTTCAGAGATCATTACCTCGATATCGTCCCGTACATTTTCAGCACTTGAACCCATTGGAATATCGTTTCCAGAATATGGATCAGACATCATTCCGTCACAGGTCATACCGCCATGAGACATCTCGATAAGCTCGTCATCTTTTATAGCTTTTTGTATGGCTTCGCCTGTAACTTCTTCATATTTACTCAATTTACCATCGCCGTTTTTGTCAGCTTTTTTACGGTCTAATTGTGTTTTTTCTTTAGCCATTTCTTCACCCTCTTTTGTTGTGATGCCTTTGTTAGCCGTGGCTAAACCGCCCAGCGCAAAACCTGTTTTTTTATCATCCGTATTCATTATTCTGCCCCCTTAATTACTTCGTCACGAAGTGTTTTAAATCTACGCAACTCAGCAATAGCGCCTTGTATTCTTAGAATGTCGTGGTGATCTTTTGAGGATTCTAGTTGTTTATGGTGCAGTGCTATTTTTGCTTCTGCATATTCAATTAGAAGTTCCATTGATTTCTTATCGTTCACCAACATAAGCAGCGCACGATACAGTTGTTTATCCATAGGTGTATTAACCCTATTGTTTAATTATAGTGATGTAGGGGGAGGGTAACCGTTCCAGTGTTCCAGTAAATTGGAATACTTAGTGGTTAGCTATTATTGTACTGGTGGTTGTGATGGGGCATTAGTAGGCGCTGGTTCATTGCCACCATTGTCACCGCCACCTGCTCCAGTAAATCCTGGTGCGCCTGGTTCAGGTGCTGCTCCTGGTGCTATATTTCCACCACCATTACCTGTAGGATCACTAGGATTAGGTGCGCCTTCAGCAGGAGCAGCTTGCGGTGGAGGGGGTGGCATCATCGCTTGTATCTCAGCCATCATCTTAGCTTGTATAATCGCCTCACGTTGGTCGTTCAGAATCTTATCTTCATCTAGATCCATTGATGCTGCCAACTCACGAAGTACATAATCATATTTAACAAACGGGGCCATTTGTTGGTTCTGCGTCATTTGCAAAAACTGTAATAGGCGCTGACTACGGATTTCATTCCGCATCAAGCTTTCTGTGCCTCTAGCTTTTACTTCAAGATCTCCATTAGCAAATTGCTTGTCGAAGTTAAATTGCATGTTAAAGTTAAACAAGGATTTACCTAATGGTGTTAGTAGATAATCATCTACGTTTCGTACCACTGTCTTAATACCTTGAGCCGCAGCACCCATCAACATACTCATACCAGACGCTGTACGACCTACACCTGTAATACCTGTTTGCCCGTGTGAAAAAGACGGAATGCCTGTACTCTCATCTGATAGCTGACGGGCTTTATCAAACATCATCAGTAACTCATTAGATACATTCGGGAACTTCGTGCCGAAGATAGCTTGACCAGGCGCTCCTGCTTGTCTGCGGAAGACCTTACCAGGATATACAGATAAGTCTTGTCCAGGTACTAGATTAGTTTCATCAATCTCAATCAACAGGTTGCCTGATAGTGCAGCATTATCCACACTCATTCGCATAAACCCATTCATAAGAAGTTGGGTGTCCATCATGTTTTCAGCAACACCAATACCAAATAATCCATAAGGGTTTAGCTCGTAAGGTACGGCACAGAATGGAATACGGCTTGGTGTAAATGGATTTAAGACTAATCGTAATATTTGACCGTTACATACCCATACATTTACCTGTACTTGGTCACGATCCTTTAATTCTTTTGGTATATCTAAATCAGCATCTTCTGCTAAATCAGCATCCATTATACCCCAGTATTCTA